TTCTGAATAAATGGGCTTCGCCTAAGGATTGAAATGTTTACATAATAGAGCAGCTTTAATACTGGGGGAAAATGAGTACTTGTTTTGAAAATGAAATTGCACCCTGTCAATTTTTACATAATAGCGCAATTGTGATAATGTGGGAAAATGAGTACTTGTTTTGAAAATGAAATTGCACCCTGTCAATTTTTACATAATAGCGCAATTGTGATAATGTGGGAAAATGAGTACTTGTTTTGAAAATGAAATTGCACCCTGTCAATTTTGAATTATTTTGATTATTTAAATTAAATATTACCATGACACCCATCATTGGGTATCCCTTCGGGTCTGCACTCTAACCGACCATCAAATGATTTTTTATGATTTATTTGGGGATGGATATGGATGGTAATGGAATTGTTTAATGAGGATGGGGGTTGATGACATAATAGAGCAATTATTTGTGAGATTTGGATATTTTTACAAAAAGATTTATTGGAATTTTAAATTTAATTTTACTCACCCAAAGTCAGATTTAATGTCTAAACGCCGAATTACTCCTTTTTCTGTAGATATGAACAACTCAAGTTACATGAACATCAGAGATGGACCCTTTTCAAATGGCGGTGTAGGACCAAGCATCTCTGCTATCCGAAGAGGTTTGGGACTGGCTGATGAGTCATCCGAAGATGACCCTAACGTTTCTGACGCGGAAACTGTGATCGTTGAACCAAGCACTGAAATGCAATATGCTCCTACTGTTATCATTCCTGATATGGACTACTCCGATGAAGAATTGGACGATCGCCACGTTTACTTACGGGCGAAACCTATGAAACGCAAGGCTACTGAACATGTTGCTCGCGTGGACGGACCGGCGAAGAAAGGGCAAGGTGCTAAGCGCCAGCGCTATTGCTTTACTTGGAACAATCCTACTATGGAAGGTGACGAACTTGTAAGCTTAATGGAGGGCAAGGATGACATCGAACTTGCTGTATTCCAAAAAGAAGTTGGGGCTAACGGTGTTCCTCACTTTCAGGGCTACATGGAAACAAAGAAACGTATGTACACGACAGGTGTTCAATCAATGATGGCACCTGTTAAAATGTCTCTATTGCATTGCAAAGGCACCAAGCAACAAAACCACGTTTATTGCACAAAGGAAGAATCAAGAACCGAGGGACCTTGGTATGTTAAAAGCAGTGCAGATGACTATACCAGAAAAAATGGCAAACAAGGGCAACGTACCGACTTGGATGACTACGCTAAGTTGATCTTAGATGAAGGCGGCATCACTGAAAAGGTTATTGAAGAAATGCCCGGACACGTGGTCCGATTTGGTAAACACGGCGAAGACCTGATTGGCAGGGTCAAACTGATGAAGGCAAAAGCTGACGAAAAAGATTACTGGCGCAAACAATGGCAAAGAATGCAAGCAGGGCTGGAAATTGAAGGACAGAAACAGCGTCATCTTGAACTGTTCTTTGGTCCTACTGCTGTTGGGAAAACTACTATGGTTAAATTACGCGTTATCGGTGAACTCGAACAAGACCTCTTTGAAAAGGATGCATCCTCTAAATGGTGGGGAGGCTACGAAGGCGAAAAGCACGTTCTGTTGGATGAATACAAAGGTGGCCAGACTATTGACCAATTTAAGGCAATGACTAACGTTGGCGTCGTGCCTATTGAAGGCAAAGGTACTGAACTGGTGTTGCTTGCCGAATCAATGTACTTTACATCTAACAGACATCCGTCTGAATGGTGGAAGCGCAATGAGGATGAATACGAAAACTGGAACTCACCGGACTATAAAGCTATGGTTCGCCGTTTCGCTAAGGTTTACTGGTGGAATGACGCAAAAGAACTCAAGGTTCTTGAAAATCCAGGTAAGCAGGAAGATACTCCCGAATGGAAAAAGAAGTGGGCCGAATGGCAGAACTTCTGGGAATGGCGCTCCGCGCCTGCGCGAATGAATGATCGCGTTAATGGATACTTTACATTGTAAGAATATCACTCGAAGTGTCTACTGGTCACTTATACTAATAAATTAGCGATTAATATAACAATGACTGTGGATATAAGACAATGAATGTACTTATAACGAATGAAGTCTTAAGACACGAAGTGACAAGACTTAGGACGGGAAGTGGAAGGTAATACATAGGGATAAATCCCGCCTTCCACTTCTTCTTGTGAAGGTTGCTAAACTGAACACGACAAGCGTGGCACCGATCATGGCGACTTGTGTCGGCAGTATTTATTATTTTAAGGGGGTACTATTTAGGACACTCATCAAATTTCATTTCAGTTTACACAATAGGGTATGTCGTATGGATACCGTGCTAGATTTCGTAGAAGCTCTTCAAGCTTTTCTCGACGCCGTCTTGGAACTGGTCGTGGCATTACTCGTCGCCTTGGGCTATATCGTTCTAGACGGAGAGGCGTGTTTAAACCCCGCTTCGCTACAGTAGGATTCTCGCGCAACGTGGAAAAGAAATACTTTGACAAGACCTATATCTCTAACAGTCTGGAAGTGGCGACAGGTAATTCAGGTACAGGGGTAACAGTTTCAAGTAACGGTGTTACGTATATCTCAGATCACTGGGGGAACTACTCTTTCGGAACCCTGACAAATCAACAAGCACAAAGCAATGACATGCTCAAAGGTCTCGGTACGGGAACTACAGCACGCACGCGTATCGGTAACAAAGTGAAATGTGACTACGTGAAAGGTGCCTTTACTTTTACAGCAGCACTGGTCGATCTTTCTGAAATGGGACCACAAGGCGGTGAACAATTGGGACAGCTCCTAGGACAGCCAAGAGGGGGATATTTGCGAACTACGTACAGATTCGTGATCGTGAAGGATTTACAAGTCAACTCAACGGACACCGAGGTTAAATGGCCGCAGGTGTTTGATACTACAGGACAACAAGCAGGGGTGCACTCGGAACTAAACGTCGACAACATGGGCAGATTTATTGTGCTCGAAGACAAGACTTTTACAGTGGACGCGGACTCACCTCAGAAGACATGCAGCTTCATGATTAGCGGAAGCAAGGTTGGACACGTTCGTTACAACGGACCAGGTACAACTGCACTGACGGACAAGGGAATCTATGTTGTGTGGGCGGCTTACGTGATGGGTATTACAGCGGTCACTGAGGCCATCAGCCTACCATCACCAGTGGGACACTCTCGTCTATGCTTTAACGACGACTAAACTCATCTCACCCAATGCCCTCCCAAACCTCTTTCAAATTATAGGACATGGATAACTCTAACAAACCAAAACCAACGACGACCAGAGAAGCAAAAATCTGGTACAAATATTCCAGACACCCCGACTGGGACTGGAGACCTATCTGGGAATGGCCCACCGATCTGCAAAGAGCAGTCATGAGGGAAAACTTGAACTACACAACAAGGTTCAGACTATTCGTTTATTTCGTAGGGAATGGGATGGACCCGCGACAAGCGCGGGACATTGTTATTTCTATGTGCAGCAGCGCCAAAGATAAAGAACACGTTCGAAGTCTGTTCCGAGACTTACTAAAAAAAGGTAGGGACTGGACTTACTGGGATGAACATAATAGAGCAATTACTAAGATTGATGAAACGATGCCGTTATCTGGGATTTATAATGACCGACTAGAGTACGGAAGAGGTTTACATAATAGAGCAGTTATTATACCAAGTATACCAAAATGGAAGATGGTGAAAGACAAACAGGCTGCACTCTTTGAATCTGATTCCGATTCTGAATAAATGGGCTTCGCCTAAGGATTGAAATGTTTACATAATAGAGCAGCTTTAATACTGGGGGAAAATGAGTACTTGTTTTGAAAATGAAATTGCACCCTGTCAATTTTTACATAATAGCGCAATTGTGATAATGTGGGAAAATGAGTACTTGTTTTGAAAATGAAATTGCACCCTGTCAATTTT